TGGTTCCTTTCAACCTTTCTTACAAAAAGGTAGTGAAGCTATAGGTCAAGGTATTGGAGCCGTGGGCACTGGACTTGGTACTATTGGATCTGCAATAGGACAAACCGCACAAGCTGGTTTTGACCCAACATCTTATCAACAATTTATGGATCCTTACACAGAAGATGTAATTGCAACAACACAAGCTGATATTGCAAGACAAGGTGCAATGCAACAAAATCAATTAGGTGCAAGTGCTGTAGGTTCTGGAGCATTTGGTGGGTCAAGACAAGGTATAGCTCAAGGCGAGATTTCAAGAAATGTCATGGATCAACAAGCAAGAACTGGTGCACAGTTGAGGTCACAAGGATTTGCACAAGCACAAGGTCTAGCACAACAACAAGCGTCACAAGCATTACGACAAGCACAACTTACTGGTCAACTTGGTCAGACAACGGGTGCACTCGGTGCACAAATCGGGCAGATGGGAACACAAACCGCGGCTCTTGGACAATTAGGACAACAGATGGGTGTCCAAGATGTAAACACATTGTTAGGTATTGGTGGTCTACAACAAGGTCAGACACAAAAAGGACTAGATATTGCAAGAGCTAATTCTCTTGCTCAACAAGCTCTGCCTTTTCAAAGAATTGGTTTTATGTCTGATATATTCAGAGGTGTCCCAGCGTTGCAACAGACAACTTCTAGAATGTCTACACCACCACCAAGTAGAGGATCACAGATGCTTGGACTAGGGATCGCGGGTCTTGGAGCAGTTGGACAAGCGGGTGGTTTTGGTAATTTCTTCGGAGGTCAAAGAGGATAATGATAAGAAACGTATTTGACAGACCAATGTTTCAAAATCCTAATATTCGTAGGAGTGAGCCTGGTGGTATCATGGCTTCTAGTCCAGAATTAATTAGAGTAAGCACTGCTAACGCAAGTCCGTTAAATAAATCTTTTCAAATACCACCATTGAAAATGAACACAACACCTGGTGTTGCATCTGATGCAAAATCAGGAAGTGGTGAATTTATTTTTCCACAAGTGACATCTTTCTCTACTGAGGATGTTGATCCAGCAGCAGAGAGAACAAAATTAGAACAATTAAAAGAGGTGTCTGCAACAGAAAAAAAACTTGCTCTTGATACGGCAAAGGATGCAGAGAAAAAAGTTCAAGGTGATGAAAACATAAAAAAAGAAATAAATGATACTAACAAGAATATTTTAGAAAAACCAAATATAGACGTTGAAGATATATCTGAGGATGTTACTAGTCCATTAAAATCTAAAGCTGATACTAGCACTACAACAAAAGAGTTTGATTTCTCTAATACTAAAGAGGGTATGGAAAAAATATCTACTGAAATCCAAGGTTTGTATACAAACTTCAGTAAAGATATGTCAAATTTAGATAACAGAGATTTATTTGGTACAACAATGAATAAATCAGTAGAGGCTTATAGAGAAGCTCTAGGTAAAAAGCCAAAGGAGATAGGCTTTGATGACGTAAAAGATGATGTGTTTGAGCTTCTTGGCTACGATAGAGACACACTGAATGACAACTTATCTAAAGATCAACAGTCTGCTGTTTGGTTAAATGTAATGAGAGCTGGTCTTGCAGTGGCTGCTGGAGAAAGCGATAATGCTTTGACTAATGTAGCCAAAGGTTTTGGTGTAGGACTTGAAGGCTACGGCAGAGATATAAAAGACATCAACGAAGATTACAGAGAAGATGTAAAAACATATACAACAACTGCATACACTATGTTGAAAGATGCCAAGGCAGAAGAACTTGCGAAGAATACATTGAACTTGCAGAGAGCTGGAGCAGAGTTTCAAATAACAAGTCAGTTCTTTGGTAAAGAAAGAGAGAACATGTTAAATCAACTTAACAGAGAAGTTGCTGGTAGAATGTTAAAGATGAATCATCTTAAAGCGTTTTCTGAAATGGATTTTGAAAAATTTAAATTTAATGTTAGTAGAGAACAAGCAGATAAAGCAAATGAACTTGCTTTTGACAAGTTAAGAATGATGACACCAGAACTAATAACGGGAGCTATGTTAGATGGTTACATTGAATTAAAAGATCCATCTAAACCAGCAACTCCAGATAATTTAAAACCAACTAAAAAGTTTATAGACAGTGGTAAAAGTATAACAACTATCTTAGCTAATAAAAACATAAGAAGTTTAACTGATACGCAAACAACAAGAAATATTCTTGGAAAGTTAGGGGGTTATGGTATTACTTACACAGGTGAGAAAGAATTATCTCAAGATGCTCAAGATGCTATTGGACAAAAAGTATCTGAGTTAGAAAAATCTGGAAGTAATTATAAAGAAGCTATGGATGCACAGTATCCTAACTATAATTCCGCTTTAAGTGAGATAATTGGAGCCTATAGACCATTACAAAAATTTGAGGGTGTTAAACTTGATTTTGAAGGTCTTAATGAAAACATCAAAAGTGCAATAAGAAACGCAATAAACAATAACACAGGTGATATAATAGCTGAAACTTTTAATAACAATAAAGATCTTTTTATAAATTATTCACTAAATCCTAATTAGGTGTTGAATGTATACATACAATATAGACGGCACAAACTACACATTTTCTAAAGAGATTGGCGAGGAAGAAGCTAGACGGAGAGTAACACCCACTGCGTCCTCTGGTTCTAGAAATCAAAATAGAAATCAACGCTACGAAGGATTTTTTACAGAAGCCGGTGAGGGTGTGGTTTCTGGTTTATCTAAAATACCAGAAGGTATTATCTCAACGGGAACTTTAATATCAGATGCTATTACTGGTAACAATGCAACGGGTGCCGTTGAAGCATGGTTTGATGAAGTCAGAGAAAACGCTGGTATAGATCCAGAAGGTGCTGCGGGTAAAGTAACAGAAGCACTTGTTCAGTTTGGTATCCCAGGTATAAGTGCAGCGTCTGCTATTTCTAAGGTAGGAAAAACTGCAAAGTTTTTAAAAGGAACTCGTTTTGAAAAACCTTTGATGGATATGGAACGTAGACGAAGAATACGAGAAGGTAGTGTAAAGATAGGAACTAAGAGAGTTGGAGATAAAGATGCTCGTCAGTTATCTCCTCTTGGTTCTGTAAACAGAGCTAGAGACATTGGTACAAAATCTCAAAAGGTTGGTCGATATGCAGTTATGGCAAGTGCGGCTGGTCTTGCAGACGCTATTGTTTCTACTGATGATACACAAACTCTTGGTGATTTTTTTGAATCAGGTCCGACTAATACAGTAGATGCAGTGGGATTAGAAGGACAAGAAAGAGCTTTTGCTAAAATATGGAACAAGATGAAAGTTGGTGTAGAAGGTGGAGTAGCAACTGCTGTATTACCTCCAGCATTTCTCGCATCTTTGAATGTTGTAAACAGAACTTTAGCCGCACGACCCGCGGAGCTTTTAGATAAACTTAGTCCAACACTAGGATCTGGATTAGGTAAGGCTTTACCTACTGGTAAACAAACAACTGTTCTTGATATAGCCAGTGGTTTTACTGTGCCTTTGGCAAGAGAAGGAATCAAAGGAGCCACTCGAAGAATACTAGAAAGAGAACAAGATTTGTTAACAAGAGGTCTAACTGGAGATGATTCAGTAGGAACACTTGCTGGTATTATAGGAAGAATGGAAGCCATTGCACGATACAGAGGTTTTTTGAGTCCCGAAGTTGCGAGACTTCGATCCTTAATTAACCCAGAGGTTGAAGGTAATATTAAAGTTGCACAACAACAGATGCAAGACATAGACGGCAAGATCAAAGAACTCCTAAAAACTGATAGATACACAAGTCTACCCGATCAACATAAAAGAAAATACATTGATAATTTTATGGATGTCTTAGAAGGAGCAGAGAAACGATTTAATGAATCTGGACTAACTACTAGGCAAGTAGAAAAAGCAGAAGAAATGTCGCAAAGAATCACAGATCTTCCAGATGATTTATATAAATTGTATAGAGACGCTAAGTCAACTATTGAAGGACTAACAGATAAGTTTGTAAAAAGTAATGTTGTAAGAGAATTACCAGAACAAACAACAGATGGAAGTATAACAAGAAATGAATTTGTTAGACAGATAAGAAGAATCGCTAAAGAGGGTGGTTATCTTAGAAGACAATACAGAATATATAACGATAAAAATTTTAAACTAGATCCCACAGCTAAAAATGAAATTGTTAATAAAATTGTAGCAGGTGAAGGTATAGACATAGGACATATCAGAGGTATTTTATCTGGGACATCTCTTAACTTGACAGATGCACGAGCAGCCGAACTATATGCAGGTCGTTTGAATTTTACTAGAGAAGAAGCAACTAGATACATAGATGAAGTTACTAGTAAAGCGAAACAAAGAATGGGTAACAGAGGTATTGGATTAAATAGAATATTTCAAAACCGTCTTGATGTTAGTTTAATTCAAAAAAGAAAAGTAGATAGTGCTGTTTTAAAATCCATATTGGGAGAGATAAGAGATCCAAGAGAAGCATTTATATCTACTGTTTCCGAACTGTCTAACTTTATTGCCACTGATAAATTTTTACAATTATTTAAAAACTCTGCTGATGCAAACATAGCACAAGTTGCAGCTAGAAACTCTAGACTTGTTGAAGGAGCAGAGCCAGAAAAACAAGTTTTTTTTAATATGAATGATGAAATTATAAATATAATAAGAGCGAATCCTAGTGAATTTCAAGGTGTTAATTTAAATACAATAGCACGAGCCGATCAGTTAGATGCTCCATCAATACAAAAAGCAGTATCTTTGTTTGAGAGAAACAATCCAAATCATATTATTTTGGGACGTTCTGCTGATACTGTTGCAGGTGGAGACTTTACGGCAGGTGCAAACGCTTCTAAGAGTATTTACGGTACAATGTTTGGTTATGCCGTTCCAAGAGTTATGTTTAACAATTTAAGTAATTCTGTTTGGACAGATGCAGACACAATGCCTACGTTTCTTAGACAAGCATATGGCACAATGCAAAAACTAAAAGGTATGACTCAATACGCAAAAACTATTTTGTCTCCATTGACACAAGTTAGAAACGTAACATCTGCTGCTGGTTTTGCTTTAGCTCAAGGTAATTATGGTAAAGGTTCTAGTTTAGGAACATCTGTTAATACTGTGTTAAGAGATGTTATTGACAAAGAATTAAAAACGAAGAACATGACTTTCTTGGATTTAGAAAGAGACGGAAAGACATTAGACTTTCTTGTTGATATGCAAAAACGAGGAGTGATTGGTAGCTCGGCTCAACTCCGTGAAATACAAGACAACCTAAGAAAAGGTTTGGGATACGAAGCAAAAGGTGATTATGTAGCAAGTCAAGTTAGAGGTGAACTACAGTTACCTGGAGAAGTTGGTGGTGCGGGTGGTGCGAGAAGTCCAGAATTTAAAGTAACAAGACGGAGCAAACTAGGTCAGTTCTTTGAAGGCCCGTTGAATCTAGCAGAAGATTTATATAGAGGCGGTGATGATATTTGGAAAATATACAACTATCATTTTGAATTGCAAAAGTTAAGAAATGCTAGACGTAAGATGCAAAACGATCAAATACAAAAATCAAAAAAAGCAAACAACTACGATAGTTTAAATCCAGAACAACAAAAACAAATGATTGGCAGAGCCGTACAACTTGCAGACGAAGACTTTGGAAAACATGTAAATTTTAATCTTAGAAGAGAACCAGATCCTAACGTAGAAGGAACACAACAAGTTGCCTTTGGTCCAATTCAAGAACAGTTGACAGAAGCAATGAAACAATTTGCAGCAGACAATGTTCGTAATTTAGTTCCTAACTATGAACTTGTACCAGATTTAATTAAAGGTTTAAGAGGACTACCCGTTGGTAACTTCATAGCGTTCCCAGCAGAAATATTAAGAACTGGTTTTAATACTCTAGATGTAGCGATGAAAGAACTTGCTAGTGATAGTGCTGCAATTAGAGAGATTGGTGCAAGACGATTGACAAACGGATTGTTTACTTTTGGTGTAATGGGAGAAGGACTACAAAGATTTGGTCAGATGATGACAGACACTTCTGATGAAGAGTTAGATGCTATCAATAGAAGAGCTGCACCTTGGCAGAAAAACGCACAGTTAATTCCAGTAGGAAAAGACAAAGATGGTAATCCAGAAGTTATTGATTTTAGTCACACGAACCCTTGGGATATTTTATCAAAACCATATCACACAGTATTAAAGTCTTTAAGAGAGGGAACAAAGCTAGACAAAACTGGTTTTCAAAATGCTAGAGGTGCTATGTATGAAGCAATGGGTGAGTTCTTCGAGCCTTTCTTACAAACATCTATGATCTATGATTCTTTTATTGATGTGTTGCCAAGTGAAGGCATTACATCATTTGGTGTAGGAAGAGGTGGAAGAACAAAGTCTGGAGCTAGAGTTTATAAAGATGCCGACACTTCTGGTGTAGGAATAGAAAAATCTTTGTTACATATTTTAAATACAATGAAGCCTAATATATTACCAATAAGAATCCCAGTGGGTGCAGACTTAGGTATTGCAAGTGGCACAGGTGAACCAGTTAAATCTATAGAGTTAGGAAGAACAACAAGGGGTGTGCTTTTTCCAGACGGTGGAGAGTTTTTTGGTTTTAATGTAAACGCAGAAGAGCCAACAACTGGTAGAGAATACAATGCAGCGGGTGAAATATTTAGAGCTTTTACTGGATTACAAACTCAAGTTATAGATAGAGAAAAAATATTACAGTTTACTGGACAAGAATTTAAAGCAGAAAGATCAAGCGCTGCTACATTGTTTAGTGATGCTTTACGATTAGAAAATCCAACGGACAATCAAATGCTTGAGGCTTACATTAGAACAGATAATGCTAGACTACGAGCTTTTAGAAAAATGAAAGTGGCTTATGACGATTTTAAAAAGATGGGTTTACGAGATTTTGAAATTAGAAAAATTTTGAAATTTAAAGCTGGTTTAGGTAATAGAGAAATATATTCTCTTCAACAAGATAAATATATTCCTTATCTACCAGATAAAAAGAAATTGATTGAAGCTAGAAGAAATGGTATTAACATTCCACTAAACGCAATCAATAGAATTAGAAGAAACAGAAACAATATCAAACTGACTCCACAGCCAGTTAAAGAAAAGACAACACCAGACATAAAAAATATTTTAAATAATTCACCAGTTAACGCACCAGACCTTCCACCTATGACACGGAATGTTGCACCACAACAAACTACAAACGTAGCTCAAAACACAGTCAACAATGAATTATTTAGAACAGACCCACGAAACAGAGATATAGCTGCTTTCTTAGGTGCTAATCCAGAAGATGTTTTAAAGAATATGCAAATCGCTAGGAGAACTGGATGAGTAGATTATCCCCACATTTTACAATGACAGAGTTTGTTAAATCACAAACGGCAGAAAGAAAAGGCATAGAAAATATGCCAGAAGATAAACATGTAGTTGCTATGATGGCATTATGTGAAAAAGTTCTTGAGCCTATTCGTGAACACTTTGGAAAACCAATCATGGTTAACTCTGGGTATCGCAGCGCCGCCTTATGTCGAGCCATAGGATCAAAAAGCAGTAGCCAACATTGCAAAGGTCAAGCGGTAGATATAGAAATACCAGGTGTTGCTAATGCAGAATTAGCACAATACATTGCAAACTCATTGGATTACGATCAGTTAATATTAGAATGTTATGAAAGAGCTAAAGGTCCAAGCTCTGGTTGGGTTCATGTATCTTATGTTGGAGACGCAAACAGAAAAGAATCTCTTACATACGATAGAGTCAATGGTTATAGAAGAGGTTTGATTTACACATAGATGGCTGCATTAGTTGTTAATTTACCTTCCATAGATGTGTGGGTACGAAAAGAATATTTAAGAGATGGTGAAGATGGTCACGGAGAGTTCGTAAAGGGTGTCTGGGTTACTGCGAAATCTATTCCAGGCCGAGCTTTTTATTTTGAAACTTACCTTCCTGACTACGGTGCTCTTTACGATAAACTACCTATTAGTGCTTTTACTATTGAACCACAAACCCCGACTCCAGATATGGATCTTTATAATCTCCAGTTTTGGAATTGCATGGATTATGGGGTGGTTGCAGTCAGTAAACAATTTATAGGGTCAATGGACTTTGAAGTATACACGAGAGATCATGGTATTGTAAAAGGCTCTTACGTTTGTACTCTTGATAACTATCATGAAAGCATAGACACGATAGATTGTTCAACTAGTGAAAAACCAGCAGAACATAAATCATTTAATTTATTAGAATTAGAAAACAATCAGTTTTGTTTGTATCCAAACAACAGAATGAGAGTTTATGACAACTCACTGACACCAGATAAACCACTGCAGCCAGACTTTAAAGTCAGTACAATGGAGTATCAAGTTGAGAATGGTCAAAAATTCAGACTTGGTGATACAGACGAATACTTTTGGAAAACCAAAGATGAATGATAGAATTTGCTTTAGTCTATATGATAGGCACAGTCATTATTAATCAGACTCAAACATTTAACAATGTTAACGATTGTTTGTATTTTGCTAAAAAACTAAACGACCAACCAGAGATTCCATATCCAGATGACTCGAAAAGAAAGATCACAGCCTATTGTAAGCCCGTGCCTAAACGTCTGCAAAATAGAAAATAATATTTGTATAGGTTGTTTTAGAACTCTTGATGAGATTTCTTCTTGGATTAAGCTATCAGACCACAAACGAGCAAAAATTATGAAAATGCTTAAAAAACGAGGCTCTCAGATCGCCACACAGAGCCGAAACAACACTTCCGTGTGTGATTCTACCTTAGAATTGTCTTGATTTTTGTGTGTTTTTGTATTCTCCACTATCCGACTTCTCCCCAATTTGACCCCATTTCAGCGTCTACATCAAAGGGTATTTTAAGTTCGGGCACACAATTACACATAATTTCTTTGATTTCTTTAATTTGTTTGTCGTTTTGAATGTTAAAGCATAGTTCATCATGAACTGTAAGCATGGGAGTAAGACCAGCATCATAACAATCTACCATTGCTTTCTTAGTTTGATCGGCACTCGAACCTTGGATTAATCTATTCAGTGCTTTATATGTAAACGCTCTTCTGATTCTACCTTTGCCACCATACTCATCAATAGCTTCTTTCATAGGAAGTGCTTTATTATATTGATATGAGAAAGGCTCGTACATATTGAATCTACATTTACGACCCAGCCAAGTTCTAATGATTCCACTTTGTGATGCTTTCTTAGATGTCTTCTCTGATATTGATCTTAAGAAAGGAACTTTATCATTGTACTTATCAAGAAGAGTAGTTGCTTCATCTACAGATAGATCAAGAATGTTTGCTAACTTGCCTTTACCCATTCCATACATCAATCCAAGATTCACAGTCTTTGCTTGTTTTCTAGGTATACCTGCTATATCTGCAACAATCTGATGGAAGTCAGCTTCTCCTTTATGATATAAAGATACAACATCATCTATCTGTGGGTGCCTGTCCATACCTGTAAGAGTAGCACAATAATGAACAAGCCATCTTGGTTCTTGAGACGCATAATCAAATGATCCCCATCTGGTTCCTTCCTCTGGTATAAATAAACCTCTAATTAATTTTTTTATATATGGATCTCTTGCTGGTATTTGTTGTAAATTAGGATTAGAAGAACTAAAACGTCCAGTGACAGTGCCACCACCGTCAGAACGTAAAGGATGAAAATCACAATGTATTCTACCATTATGAGAATGTTCAAGAATTGTATCAATAAAAGTCGTGTTGGCTTTATTAATCTCTCTTATCTTTATAATTTTCTTCGCAATAGGATGATGATGATTTGCAAGAAACTGTTTTGTAAACGCGGGGGCCCCGGACTTTTCTGTGCGAGAATACGCAAGTCCCACAGCATCAAAGACCTTTGCTACAGATGTAGCGACCCAAGGTTCAACCGTGACTCCAGTCTCTTTGACTATCTCCTCTATAAGTGATCCTTCTAAAGTACTTAGTTCTTTCTTAACTAACTCTGCTCTAGGTATATCTACTCTTACTCCCTCTGTTTTCATGTCCAATAGTAAAGGTGTAAGTCTAGTTTCTAAATCAAATATGCCACTGCACTCTTCTTTAGTTATTTCTTTTCTCAAATGATCCCAAAGTTTTAAAGTTATAAACGCATCATGCTCTGCATATGCACCAACATAACGAGGAGGTAGCTTCCACATACCAGATTTTGGATCTACCCCAAACTCTTCTGCTGCACTTCGTAACATCTTCTCATCTTTATATGTCTTAAGATAATCGCCAGCCAAAGAGTTAAGATTGTAGTACCTTCTGTTCTCATTTAACAATGGCGCTGCTACCATTGTATCTCTTATCTTACCTTTAACTTCTACACCCTCGGCTCGTAACCAACCTAAATCGTACAACGCATTGTGGAACACGAAAGTTTTTGTAGTATCACTACACAACTTAGTAAGCCATTGAAACACGGGTCTTCTTGGCATGTTACCCACTGTATGTCCTACGGGAAAATACCAAGAACTTTCTCCAGCTGCTACTGCAATACCTATAATATGTCCATCTTTCCTACACCAACCAGGTCCTAGTTTTAAAAGATTCTCATCTCTTGTCTCCAAGTCAATGGCTATCGTGTCATACTGCGATAGATCGGGTATAGTCTCGGGTGGTGTCCAATCTGAATCGACATTACCCCATGCCACATCTTTTATGTCTTGTTCCAATAAATGGTATTGGTCACTTGTCATTAATAATTTCTCCACCTAACGCAGCATACCCGATAATATCAATCCAGCTGTCATCGTGTTCTATTGTTTCTGCTAGTCTAGCTAGTTTTACACCAACCATACAAGCCACAACTTCTTGTGCCGTAACTTCTCTTGCCAATATAACAGACCATATCTTGGCTATTCTTTCATGATTAAATTTAGCAGGTCCATACTCTTTGGCTCTCGGACCGTTGATTAGTTTTTCTGCCTCATCTAAAAAGTGTTTTCTATTCTTTTTCATAATTCAAATCCATATTGTCCCGATTTACATACTATGTGTAACTCTTTCTTTGCTCGAGTTACACCCACATACCATACTCTTCTCTCGGCATCTTCATCTTCACTCTCTACACATGCCTTCGTTGAATCTAATAATAATGCTACATTATCTGCTTCTCCACCTTTTGCTCTATGGATTGTAGATACACGGATTCTAGGATCAGCCGAGAGAATTTTCTCGCCTCTCCTTCGTACAGAGACTATGTATGCAGCAACTTGTTCAGATACTTTTAAGACGTTCTGCCATGTTACAAAGTTATTTGCTGTAAAGCCACACAATCTTTCTAAGTTACCTAATGAATATCCCTCGTCTGGTGGTCTTTCACTGTTAACATCCTCTAAGGTATACATCAACTTTCTGCCCGCCCTTGTTATATATTTAGGATCAATAAGTTTTGAAAAAGGTTTAAGTAAATCTGCTGGTACTGTCGCACCTCGTTGTAGTTTTATCCACACCTCTATTGCTACCAATACATTAATAGATACAGACCACCCTTCGCCTTCTCTCCAAAACACATAACCTTCGTCTCTTAAACTCTGACAAACTTTATTAGCTATGTAGTTTGTTCTTGTAAGAATTAACCACTCGCCTTCTCTGAAATCAACATCAAGAATATCATTATGCCATGTAACAAAACCTTTTTCTTTGGTTGGGTTCCATACTTTGTTTTCTCGTTTTGTGATTTGATCTGTCAGTCCTTTTGCAAAAGCAAACGGGTGTTCGGGAACACGATAAGATTTATCTAATACTATTTTATTTTTACTAGCATTAATAAAATTGTCTACATCAACACCCATCCAAGAATATATTGCTTGGTCATCATCTCCAGCATAATAAACACTTTTAGAATTAGGAACTAATACGTCTTTAACCATCTGCCATTGCAGTGGAGCCAAGTCTTGTGCTTCATCTATAATAAGTAAATCAAACTCGGGAGATGTGTCTTGCCATATAAATCTTTCTATCATGTCAATAAAATCAACTTTACGATTTGCTCTTTTATAATCTTTGAAAGCCTTGTCTAGTACCTTTAACTGTTGCCAACTCATGTTAGTAAAATTTAAACCTCTATGAAATTCATCTTCAAGATCAGTTTGTTTAACTCTTGCATACTGTATCAATGACATATACTTATCGCCACCCGCACCTATATTAAATAGTGCACCTTCTTCCATATTGATTGTTTGTGTGGTTCTGAAATCTAAACCAACAAGTTTACCTAGTTCATTATAATCACGGCCCGACATTACTTCTGATGTACTTAAGCCAAGCCAACTAAAAGCAAGTGAGTGTAACGTCCTAAAATAAACTAAATCTTTTGGATCTAAACCCTCTATATCTTTTAATGCTCTCGTCTTTGCTTCTGCTGCTGCTTTTCTACTAAAAGACATAAAAGCTATTTTTTTAGGATCAGTAAAACCAATTAACTTACTTTCAACTAACTTAATTAAAGTTGTAGTTTTACCCGTGCCAGGCGGTCCAAAGATTGTAATTTCTTTTTCCATTATTCTCCACATGTTCCTTTCGCATATATCTTGACTGCCTCGGGATGTATCCTCCACAGTTCTTCTACTAAATATTCTTCTATTAGTTTTTTATCTTTTGCACACTCATCATATGTTTTGAATACAACACCAGGGTTCCAAAAATTACACATTGCTTTACCACCGTTATATCTGCACTCCTCAACAAAGATGACACAAAAAGCTATTAAGACTTCCATTAGAACGGAACCTCCTCTTCTTCTATTGCAACAGGTTTAAGTTCTACTTCTCCACCAAACTCTGGTATCCACCAGACCCTTATAGATTTCCATTTACCTTGTGATGTTTGAAACTTTTTAACTACGGAACTATCTCCATTATTTATCTCTTTCAATCTCTCTTGGACTTGTGCCCTTGTGTAGTTATCAAACTTTCTATTCCTCAAGAATTCCATCAACGCATCTATCTTAAAAAAAGTTCTTGCGTCTTCTACATCTGTGTATGGTTTACCAATAACAACTTCTTCAAAACTCTGTGCTTGTACTCTGCCGGTGCAAAACAGTTCTAGGTAAGATAGAAACTGTCCCTTGTACGTCAGTTCTTGTGGCACGGCTATCTCATTGCAGTTCTCAAGCAGACCATTGACTTGTACTTCCCAATCTCCGTCCTTCATCTTTGGTGGCATGAAGTTCAACTGCTCCATACATGCTCTCTGAAATAGCCTCGGTGCTTGTAGTTCTTCTGTTGTTAACTCAAGTCTTCTGCCATCTATATCCAAGAACCAAAGTCTAGGCTCCGATAGAATTACAGATAATCCACTGATAGCAGGCATTGATGTAGCACCAATACCATGCTTTAATCCACGACATACACTTTGATTACAATGTGATGACATGGGTTCTTCCTTACATAGATACTGATATTCTTTCTTCTCTAATGTAGATTGGACTGTCACTATCTCTGATGCTGGTAAAGGTGGTGTAAAATGTTTTACATTCAACTGCTCCAACTGCATCTTCCAATCATTTGGAGATGCCTTCTGTAAAAAAACTCCAAGTTGGAAAGCTGCCTTGTTTCTGCCACCCTCAAATATACCCATGCTCAATAATGACTTGAGGCATGGAACATAACCAGGAAATAGGTTTGGTTTACCACCCACAGAT